GTCCAGCGAGCTTTTGTTTCGCCATCTTTGTTTACATATTCGCCTGTTTTAGCGATTAAATCATGGGTTATTGCCATTTTGTATTTCCTTTAAGTTATTTACGATAGTTTCTATTTCAGACAAAAAGACGATCACCGCATTCTGCATGTTATTAATATATTCATCATCACGATAAATACGCTTTACGAATCCTTGCAAATGATCGGGCATTTCAGGATCATAAGATACAAGGTCGCAAAATTCTTTTTCAGGCATACAAGCTAATTGCCATTGCACCTGGTCATAATACTGTTCTAATTGTTTACCGCCTGTTAGGATGTTATCCAAATGGTTTTCAGGATTGGGTATTTTGATCTCAATTAAAGAATTGGTAGCTTCAACAATACCATCAGGCGAACATTGACCGCCATCAATAGATGGGTGTAGAACGATTGCTACCTGATCCACAAAGGTATTATATTTAACTTCATACCATGCCCTAGCCATAGGTTCTAAATCAATTCCTCGTTGCATTGCAGGCGTTTTATAGGTATCTAATTTGCGCCCTGTCAATCTTTCCCTAATAAGCTCATTTTTATACTTTCTTTTAGTTAAAGATTCAGCGCCACCTCGACCTTCGGTTAAAAGATCAGATATTCTTGAGCCACCGATTTTGCCAATTCGAAGCGCTTGCCATTCGGGGCTGCCTTGTTCTATACCTTTTATTATTCTATCCATTTAATTTTAAGTTCCTATAAGTTACGCCATCGTGCCATTGTTGGTCGGTTGATTTGTCATAAAAATTTATTACTTGATCGGGATGAAGAAGTAAAGGCTTATGATCTTTAAAACAAAAAGCATAAAGCAAAGGGCATTTTTCAGAGCTATACCATTCCATAAACATTGGAAGCATTTTAATTTCTGAAGCTTTAATATTGGCAGTTCCCTTTACCATTATTAACCCAGCCTTACCATTATTGTTAATATAAAAATCAGGCATATTTCTAATAAAAGTATTTAAGTCATAAAAGTTAGGAATTGGATCATTCTTTTCATCAAAGCCTAATCGCCTATAAAAGTAACCTTTAGATTGGCAATAAGCTTCAAACAATACTTCCGCTATATTGACGACATTATTTCTTTCTTTATAAGAATAAGCGCCATTCATAGTCTTTGATTCTTTAGTTTGCCATAAAGTGGGGCTAGGATATATTTATCACCAAGCTCTCTTTTAAGCATTTCCACCTTTGTTTTGCGGGCTTCTATTGCCATAAGTTCTGAATCTAAATACTTTAGTTCAACACCAAAAAAATTAGAGTTTCTTAATCCGTCAATCATGAGCAGTCTTCCTCTCTAGCTTTCATCATTGCATCGGCATAAGCATAAGCATTAATTTCAATCCATCCTGTTTTTGCTCCACCAGCATCAATAAGCCTTTTTTCTAATTTTGGATTTGATAACAGACCTTGCATAGCTTTAGCTGCAAAGTAATCTCTTAATTCCATTTCTTTTGCAGATGTTATTGGTTTGTATTGATATTCACTCATGATAGCTCCGCCTTTCTTTTATCTTTAGCTTCAATAACCATTTTAGATAAAGTGCGATCATTCTTAACTTCACCCATCACAAAATTATAATTTGCCTGAAGTTCTTCTAAAGTTTCGGAATGATTAATTCTTTGAAGATAATCTGCCGCATTAAGAGCTGCGGATTGACCATCATCATCATCGGCATAAAGAGCGCAAAGACTAGATATGGAGTATCTGCGAATATAAGAAATTGCTGATCCTAATCCTTGTGGGTCTTGTTTCTGAATAGGACAGACGGCAATATCCTCAATCCATTCACCCGAACTATGGAGTAAACGAGTAGTAAGATGAAGCTTATTGTCGTCTGATGGGCTTAAAGATTGAAGTATAGCAATGCCATTATCATTGAGTGGCTTCTTAACCGCTTCAATAACTGAATTGATATTTGCATACTTGGATTTAAAATGAGGGTTAGTAGAATCTTTAGTGGCAAATCTAATTTCTTTTTGCGCGGATACTAAAGCTTCAGCTATTTGTTTAATGCTTTCGGATGTTTTCATCTTGTCTTGTCCTAAAAAGTTTCGTTAAATTACATGCGATATTGTATCTTCATAAGCCCATTTAGCAAAGCTATTTGTTTCATAGTTTTCAGCTATAAACTTTGCAACACTTTTAATTTCAGCATCGTATAAATCTTTAATGCGACCAATCTTATCGTCTTCGCGATCATAGATAATATTTTTTACTTGATTCTGAATTGTAAGGTCTTCATAAAAATCCGAAAATCTTTCAGCATTAAAAGTAATATGATGTTCAATAAGTTCTTGTAAAGATATATGAGGTTCAAGGTCTAGGAAATCAGGATCAGTATTCATCATGGTGCGAATATGAATCTTGTGTTGCATCTCTCGTTGCTGGTCAGCCATATTAGCTCCCGTAACTTGTTGATTTATGGGTATTTTAAACCCATCTTCTTGTTTTGGCAACATTTATTTACCCATCCAATCCATAACCATTGGGGTTAAAATATAAAGGACTATTGCAAAATAAGAAAATGTAGCAATAGCATAGATGACTGCAAGCTTGGTATCTTTACTCATTATTCAGCTCCTATATTAGATTTATATGGATCAATAGAACTTTGGACATATTCATAAGTATTGCTTTGCGGATTATGCTTGAGTTTTGAATTAGGTGCAACAAATTCGTATTTGTCGGCAGTCCAATTATATTTAAGCTTGGCTGATGCGGGTGCATAATGCCATTCTTTTTGAATATAGTTATATCGAAGTTTGAGTGATTCACCCCCGATTGCCATGATCGGGAGTGCGATTAATAGTGCGGTTAATAGTGTTTTCATTGTTGCACCTCATATACACCAACTAAAGTTGCTGATTTATCCCAAGAATAAGAACCTAATGCAGATTTGTCAGCAGATTGTTTTGAGCCATGCCAAGTAACTGCAAAGCCATTATCTTTAATCCATCTTTGTTCTGTTGCTAAAGATGATAATTTATTTGTTTGTTGAAAAAATTCTAAAGATTCTTTTGCGCGTTTGCTATTGCGAACAACTACATATTGATATGAAGTATTTGTAGTTCTTGAAAATTGACCTACAGGTGTATTTGCTATTAATTTCATTTTAGTTTCCTTTAAGTTTCGTTAATAATGTGTTGCTAGGTGTTAATATATACCTATCAATAATTATTACAAGCTTTTTTACAATAAAAATTGTAACAAATTGTAACAAAAAAAAGGGGGCGTTCAGACACCCCCAACCCTTAATCAAACTGTTTTTGTTTTTATATGTTTATCTGCATAACCCCAATCTTTAACAAATTGAGATAATTTATACTCCAAAATAGCATGTTCAGCTGTATGGTTTCGAATAATTTTATGGGCTAACCCATGGATAATATTATGCCAACCACTATACTTTTTAAATCTTCCATAGCCCTTGGTTTGAATTATCCAAGTCCCATTTCTTCCTGTATAAAAATAACAATATTTTGTGTTTGCTTTAGCTTTTGAAAATTTTGGTTCTGACCACAACCGATGATTTGTATTTTTATTAATATACTTTACAACTCGCTTTACATAACTAATAGCTAAATTGTAAGGCACTTCCGATTGCGGTAGCGAAGCTTGCACTTCATTTGTTAGGTTATACCATTCCCTACTTTCTTTACTCATATGAAAGTTTCCTTTTAGTTTCGTTAAGTTGTTATAGATCGATTACTACAATATAAGACAAATTGCCTTATACTTATATTTTATCAATAGGTTGTTAATCAATTATTAGCAAATTGTAATTATTTGTAATCAATTGTAACAAATTGTAACAAATGGAAGCTGTAATTGTAACAAATTGTAACAAATGCAAAATAAAGAACACTTGGCACAGACTTTGCTTATCAAATGGTTTAGACTTCAATACCCATTAATGGCAAAATGTCTATGGGCTATCCCAAACGGGGGCGCTAGGCATATCGGAACGGCTATTAAATTAAAACAAGAGGGGGTAACCGCAGGCGTGGCTGATTTGTTCCTTATGATCCCAGCAAATGGTCTTCATGGGCTATTTATAGAGATGAAAAAGGATAAAAGTGCAAGATTACAACAAAATCAAGAAGACTTCCTTAATTTAGCAGAATCAATGGGTTATGGTGCAGAAGTGGCTTATGGATTTGAGGAAGGTCAAAAAATAATACAAAAATACTTGCGCGAATGATAAGTTTCGTTTAATAATAAAAAGGACAAGATAAAAGAAGGAAAACTAATTGCACTACTATCAACACAATATATCAGACTACAGAGCTGACACAGGGCATCTAACCTTATTAGAGCATGGTTGTTATCATCAACTATTAGATCAATACTATCTCAATGAAGAACCACTTCCATTAGATATAAACAAAATATTCCGATTACTTACTGCGAGGACACAAGATGAAAAGGATGCTATTAAAAATGTGCTTAAAGATTTCTTTATGGAAACTGAAGCTGGTTTTATTCAAAGAAGGTGTGATGATGAGATTAAATTCTATCACGAACGGATAGATTCTGCGGCGGCAGCAGGTCGTAAGAGTGCCGAGAAACGGGCGAATTCCAACGGGCGTTCAACGGGCGTTCAACGGATGTTTAACCAACTAATAACTAATAACCAAGAACCAATAACTAATAACCATAAAGATATATACACCGATTTTGATATATTTTGGCAAGAGTATCCAAAAAAGGTCGGTAAAGAAGCAGCAAAGAAATCTTGGAATAAGATAAGACCTAATTTACAAGATGTTCTTAAAACCCTAGCTTGGCAAAAAAAAAGCAAGCAATGGTTTGAGAAGGGTGGACAGTTCATACCAAATGCTAGCACTTATTTAAATCAGCATAGATTCTTGGATGAGCCGTCTGTATCAGTAACATTTTAGGAAAGACAATGATAAATGAAATCTTATGTCTATCAGCAATTATGTTTGGCGAAGCTCGCGGTGAACCTGATGTTGGAAAAGTTGCAGTTGCTTATACTGCGATTAACCGCAAAGCCGATCCAAATTATCCGAAAACTATTTGCCAAGTAATGAAGCAACCAGCTCAATATCAGTTTCTTGATTATGGGATGCCTACACAAACACAGATAGCTTATTTAGAACCGCTTGCAAAAGCGATTTTAGAAAGAAGGATAGATGATCCAACAAGGGGCGCAAAATGGTATCACACCAGGCAAGTTAAACCTTTTTGGGCAAGACAAAAGCAAGTTAAGATAGCGATATCAAATCATATATTTTATTAAGGACAAGAAATGACACAAGATAATACAATGGGAAATTTAGAAACTTGGGTTCGTCAGTTAAATGGCGAACTCAATGTTGAAGATGTAGCTAAAACCGCAGTTCCACCAAGAGAAGATATAGTTGCACCTTATTCCGTATTTTTAAGAGCTTATGACAAAGTAGGTCTTTGTGCAGCCACTAACAAAAGACGATCAAGTCGATGTAATATTGAATTTGTTTTTGATGGAAATACTAGAAGTCTTAAATCAGTTAGAATGATTAATAATGAAAAATAAAGAACCCGATACCAAAGAATGGCTTTTAAAAGTTCATAGACAAACTCAAACTGATCTTGAATATAGAAAAGCACTTGCGAGAGATGTCAATGAGCTTGTAGAAGCTTTAAATTGGATGGTTGAAGGATTAACCCAAGGCGATCCTAGATATGATGAAATACCTTGTGTTAGGAATGCAAAGGTTATACTAGAGAAACTAAAAGGATAAGACATGGAAACTAAAGCTTGGTTAATAGAAGAAACAGGTCCTAATGGTGAAATAGTTTGGAAAATGATTTCATTTTTTGAACCTGATAGCTTGGAGTGGATGCGCGACCTTAAAGGCAAGCGCCATAATCTTACCATCACTAAATTAATAGCTGGTGAATTTAAAACAATTAACGGAGTTGAGAAGAAATATGATTCTTCAAAATTTGTGGTTGGTCTTTAAAATTGTTGGTTTTATTTTGTGGGTGGTTATATTTTTGGTTGTTACACTCATCCTATATTTCTTATGGGAAGAATTTAATGGTTAATTTTATTAATATTGCAATCAAAATATTAATGATAGGTGGAATTTTTGGACTGTTATTAGGATTATCATTAGTGTTAGAATTAACATTTATCCGATGAATTATTCCATGGAAGTCTTATTTAGATACTTGGTCTTTGATGATCTAGGCGAACCCATCCGCAGATTTAGAACAAAGCATGAAGCCGAATGTTATATATTGCATAGGGGCAATCATAAGATTGAACGATTGCCAGCTATACCAAAAGAAAATGTATTTGATCTAATAAGAGATGAGCCACCATTTTGAGCCATATATTAATTATTATCACAGGCGCTATATACACTTATATAAGCGCGGAACAGTTTTGGATTGGTAATCATGGAATGGCTATTTGTTATTTTGGTTATGCTTTAGGAAATGTTGGTTTGTATATGATGGCTAAATAAAAGGAAAATATATGATAAGAGAAGATAGAGTAAGAAATACACAAATCCCTTTATATTATTGGATTAGAGAAAAGGGTAGTATTAATAATGTTAAAAGTGGAATGATGTTGGGTTATAGACCTATAGGCTGGCATGTAGCAACTGAAGTATTAGAGCGTTATTATAAACTTAAAAAAATTAAGCCAACTAAAATGAATGTATATGACAAGATAGTTTGTGATGCCGCTTATAAATATGGATCAAAACCACAATTTGTTGAAGCTAATTTTAATTTAATTGTGGGTGATTATGGATTCTAATAATAAGCAACGCTTCAAACAAATGATGGATACTGTAACAACACTCTATCAAAAACAACCACTAGATCAAGATACACTTCGAGTTTGGTTTCATAAGCTTGAGAAATTTGAATTTAATGTAGTTACAAAAGCTTTTGATAAGCATGTTGATAACAGTAAATTCTTTCCCAGCATTTTTGACATTTTGCAATTGTGCAGGGAAAAGCCAATTGAGTTTGCCAGGCTAGAAGCACCTAAACTATCTAAAGAAGCTAATGCGGTATATGCAGCAAATGTAAATAGGTTTGTGAAAGACAATAAGATTGAGGATAAGAAGCTAAAAGATATGAGGGCTTGGGCGCATCGTATTATTGCTAACCCAAAAAATTATCCAGCAATTTCACTTGAATTCGCAAAGGAAGCTATAAATGCAAAATAAATGGAGCAAGGTTAGTAAATATTGCATTGAACGCAATAATTTTTATATATCTCGATACACTTTAGCCGATGGCGCTAATAAATATGTATTATGGGATGCACACAAGATGATTAAAATACACGATGACGCAAAGGTGCTAAAAGATGAAGCAGAGAGATTGGAT